CCATGTGGTTGCACTTCTTTGGCCCACAGACTAGCGAGTAGATGATCGTGCACTATCTGCCATTCTTGCGCTTTAACGGCGGCGCGCGTCGGGCCGAATTGCTCCCATCGTCCGCCCATGTTGAATGCGATCTCGTAGAGCGCATTCTGTCGGCACGGCGTATCGCACGACGCGAACTCATCCCACTTCTGCGCAAGATGCATTGCGTTCATAACGTCGGTGCTGAACCAGCGGTCGCTGGTAGACTGTGGTACAGTGAATCCTTCCCACGATTTGCCTAGCGCTGGTCGCGGCATCAGATGTCCTCGTCCGCACGTCCAGTTACCTTTCGTATCTAGGTACGCAACGAGTTCGTCGTTCTCCGAAGCGTCTAGATCGATTGCCAGCCGTCTGTCAATTGACGGATCGAGCACCGTGTCGGCCGTGATCGCCATATTACTTCCTCACCTGATTCTGAATGTCGTGGACAGTTTCTTTGATGTCGTCCAACGACTGTTTCATAGCGGAATTTTGCTGCTGGATGGTTGCCAATTGATCGTCGTGCTTTGATACATGAGCATCGGTCTGTGCGTTTTTCGCCTGTAGCTCTATGATCTGCTGATTCACCTGACCGCCATGGTACACAGTTGAATATAGACTACCTGCCGTAGTGACTACCACAGCTACAGCAGCCCAGATCGATTCCATCGTCCATCTCAACAGCGCCATCTTGATCTCACTTTTATGTACTCACGAAACTTGACGAAACCAGTCCCAGTAGACAGTTTCTGGAAAGCTCGCATTCTGACCGGAGACGCCTAATCCAATTACATTGGCGGCCGTTGTAAGAAATGCGTTTTTGGCGAAAGTGGCTAAGACTACGAAGGAGCCTATATAGCCGGTCCGCGAGATACTCCACTCGTAGTTGCTTCCCACAATTCGTACTCTGAAGTACATTGTAGCCAGGGCGTTTAAAGTAAATTCGGCGCCTGTAATATTTCCAGAGCCGAGAGATCCACCTTGCGAAGTGAGACTATTGTACTCGGTAGCGTCATAGCTCGGACTGCCGCCGTTATCGTATACCGTCAAACGAATCGCTTTGCCAGTCCCAGATTCGTATAACACTAGCGAGCAGTTGTTGAACTGTCCCTGCCACCACTGGTTTGCCTTAGCGATCCACTCGCCTGTGGTAGCTCCAGTACCGCCGGGGATCGGCTGGCCGATCATATTGATCTCGGCGGCCGCTTGTATACTACTAACCATTTGCGCCGCGCCTTGTACTAGCGTTACGGTTGCGCCATGCTGATTGTACCACGTCCATGCGGTGGCACCAGGATACCTCGTTCCCGTAGTATCTAGAGACGCCCCCTCGAATTCGTCATTCGGACCAAGACCAACGCCGGTTGGTGTAGCCGGATGAGTATCTGGCGTAACGTTAGACGATGCAGATCCCCCGCCGCCTGTCGAAGAAATAGTCGCGTACGGGGAGGATATATTTCCAGTGATCGTTATACCGGTACCAGCGATGGCGTTACGTACATCGGCACCCTTCAGCAGATTGTTGATGAATCCACGAAACCACGCCGGATTCCAATCTTTTGGAATAGACAGCGCGGCTGCACTAGTGATGCCGGGTTTCGAAATTAACGGTCCCATGCTACCACTTGCAGTTCTCTACTTCAGCGGTCACATCGACCGTAAATGTCGGAGAAGCGTCCGTCACACGAAACTGCAGTACGAGGCTATAGTATTGTCCGAGATTCCACCATATAGCGCGATTGCCGGTATCTCCAGGTACACCGAGCGTCTGTGAGTCGTCACCAGATACATCAAACGTCTCTCCCCAATTGTCCGAGAGTAGCAGATCGATACGGGGTGCAACGCCAGGAGTTGGTCCGGCGCCGGCCGTAACTACCGCCTCGATACGACGCACTATCTGGCGATTATTCTGTTTATAGATTGGCTGTGTCGTGAAAGCGCATACGACTGGCGTGCTAGGGTTGCCGAACTCATTCTGGACAGTGTCATCCAGATATCCGATAGTGCCGCTCTCTGAATCACCGATCATCTGCTTTCCGAAAGCGTTCAAATAGCATAGACCACGGTATTGGACTTCTTGTCCGTTTAGCACAGAGACTAGATCGAACCACTGCTGTGTTACGCAGTCGTACACTAGCGTGCGCTCTGCGAGTGGTATCGTCAGAACATAGAACGGATGCCCGTTCCAGGTTGGTCCGCCGGCCGGCGACGAGAGCGCGTAGGTGCCAGTCAAGAGACCTTGTTTATTCGCGTTCGATAGAACGGCTTCTACGCCAGCTTGCGATATACGCGTCGGCGTCTGTCCATCTCGGCGCCGTATGGTGAGATCATTGGCGACCCACATAACCGAGTTATCCTGTAGCGCGACACTGAAGGCGCACTGCGGATGCACGCCGTAGGGCATATACGTGTCTGATGCCGTACTAAACGGCGAACCGGTTGGATTTCCGGTGTTCAAGAAACCTTCAGAGGAGCGCGAACCAAACAACAGAAGTTCGCGATGATCAACGCACATCCCGTAGAACGGGTCCGTACCAAATTGCCGATTGAACGATGCTGCGGTAGTGAAAGTAATCTGCGCGTTGCCTGATGCCAATCTTCCGTCATCGTTGAAAAATGTATACGCGCCATTGCCGCCGTTGTTGTTCGCTAGGAACACGATGTAGGTATCAACATACCAGCAGTCAATCGCTCCGCCTAAATTCAGGAAGAACGAACTGGTAAGTTGTTGCAGCCCGCCGCCGCCACTGAATGGTGTGTATGTGAAGCAGATGTCAGTTCCTGGCACCAGAATAACAAGGCACGCGCCGTTATCTGTCATGCGCACGAAACCGTTGCCTATTATGGCGCTAGTGGATCCAGGTACGATAGTGAATGTGCCTAAATTATTCACTGTATAGAGATCGAACCCAACCACGGCATACACAGTGCCGGCCATTTCCCACATGCCGCGCAGGGGGTTGACTAATCCGCTGGGGGTAAATGTCGATAACCCCGGCCAACGCCTGAGACTAGCCGGCTGCTGGGATTTCGTATCATCTGGCTGCGTCTGCGGCGCTGGTTCCGGGTAGCAGCCGATCAATCGCTTCGAGCCAGCGCGCAGATCGGCAAGCTGGTATGAAGCGAGCGGTAATGGAATGGTTTGCGGTTGCGTCTGACCCATCTATTACAACCAGTTCGGGCCGCCCCACGGGCCGCCTTGCGGGCGCGAAAGCTCTCCGAGATCGCTCTCAGTGTATTTCAGGTATCGTTTGGTCAAGCGCCTAAACGCGTTCTTGATCATCCCGCCCAGAGAATACTCGTCATCTGGGCTCGTCGGTGGCGCTATTGTGACGCCATAACGTACGGAGATCCAGGCAGCTAGACAATATTTGATGTCTGCCAAGTCTTCGTCTTTAAGAGGCGCTAGGCTATTTAGTTGCGCAATAGTCTGCGGATACCAACCGATGTTCCCCCAACCGTCCCGCATCTGCGTCAGAAGGTTGTCGTTGAGGATCGTCATCCCGTTAGCGGACTGCGTGGACGTAGGTTGCCGCCCCTCGCGTACGACGCCAAGAATCTGGAACGATTCGGTGATGATCTGCTGATTGGTTTGAGCCACGTCGCCTCTTTTAAAAATTCAGTGCCGTCTCTCCGGCTGCCACGTCTAACTTATTTGGTGGACGTTCACCACCAGCACCTACTGGGTGAGGGCAGTAGCGCTGTTTTTTCTTATTGCACGCGGAACCAAGTACGCGGGTTCACAGCCGCTCCCGAAGCCGGCTGGAAGCCGTTCAGGGTGTACTTGTACTTGACGGTGGCAATCGCGCTACCGCCAGTGGTGGAAGCCACCACAGTGATAGTAGCGGGGACGCCGAGCCCAGAAGCCGCAATCACATCGCCAGTGTTGGCGTTGATCGCGGTGATAGTGAGCACGTCGGCCACAGCAGGCGACACGTTGCTGATTTCAGCACAGCAACCGTCCACCGGATTCAGCGGAAGGTTGATGGTGACGGCGATAGCGCCGCCGGTCGTGTTGCTCAAAAGAAGCTGTGACGTTTGCATCGT